TGGCCGTCGCGGGGGCGCATGGGGTCGGGGCGGGGCATGGTTTGGCCTCCTGGTTTAGTGGTTTGACTTGGTGTACCGACCCCCTGGTTTTGGGGCCGGTGAGAAAAAAGACAGGCAGGCGCGGGGTGTCCGGGGGTGGCCGGAGTGCCAAAAACCCGCCGGCCACCCGCGGCCGGTCACTCGGTCGGCGTGGCAAGGCCAAGCTCGACGGCAACCAACGACGCGAAGCCGATTTGCGTTCGGGTAAACGGCCTTGCCATTTGCTGCTTGTAGAGCTCGGCAGTGAAGAAGTCGGCGGCCTGCTTGTCGTGGCGTTCCAGCTCGTAGTAGGCGTGCTTTAGCGCACTCACTACTTGCTTGAGCTGCTTGTCATTCGTGAAGGTGTGCATGCCAGAGAGCAGCGCTGAGAAGATGATAGACGGGGTAGGCGGCACCTGGTGGGGTATGCCTACCGGCCGCCGGCGTTTAAACCACATTGCTTAGACCCACTTTCTCGAAGGGGTTGCACGGGTTCCCGTACGCGGCAATGGATGTTCCATATACCACTGGTCGAGTGGCATATCGCGCCTGAGAGCGTTGCACAGCAGGTGTGCCGGCCGGAGGTTGGATAAGGCGTCGTTGCCGCCGGCGCTTCTGGGTATTATGTGATCGGCGGTCTTGGCGCCGTCGCGGCCGCACAGGTGGCAGATAGTGCCGTAGGTACTCAAGGTGAGCTTGCTCATCTGCTGAGCGTAGCGCCCTGCCCAGGGGCGAAGACGGGTAGCCATGGGGTCCTTCTCCTAACGTTTGGATAGCAGTAGCAAAGTCCTCACACACGCTCTTGACGACTTCGGCCAGCGCATCGAAGGCCTTTATTATCATTTTGGCTAGTGGACTGTAGCGCATCGGGCCCTGATAGTAAACTAAGCCGCTGCTTAACGTTACTTCTTCGTATATTAAGCCTTTGATGTGGATTTGCTTAACGTGATAGCCCTTGGGGATCAATGCTATTTCGGTGCTTGCCATGGCGTTTTCTCCTTTCAGTAACCATGCTTGCGTAACGCTTCTTTCGGTGATTGTTTCGGCGGCTTCGTTTCCGGCCGGCCGGCCTACCCATACGCCACCTCCCGAAGTAGTTTCTTGGCGGCACGTGCCTTAGCGCCACCGGCCACGGGAATATCCACCCCAGCTAGCACCACGCCAAGCATCCTAGGGGTCTCTGTAAGGGCGAACAGAGCACATTCCTTACGCACAGGGCAGTCCTTGCATAACGCTGTGGCGCGCACTGTACGGGGCTTGAGGGCCAGGGGGTGGCCGGCCCAGGCTTCACTGTCTAGGTCCCAGAGGCGGGGGTCAAGGCCCAAGCATTTTGCTTTTGTGCGCCAATCAATTTTTCCCAAATTTTCCCCCGGTGGTAGCAAAGGTGGTACAGGGGTTGGGGTAGGGGATTGAGGTGGGTGCATAGCTGGAAGGTCCTAGGGAGTTGGGGGCAGTGGTTCAGGTTGGCCAAGGGAGGTAGTGGTAGAAGGTCCTAATGGGATGGTGGTCAAGGTGGCTAAGAGGGACAGGCCCACAAGGGCCAGGCTCCCGGTGGCCTCCCCATTGCGTCGATTCCCATTTTTGAGCCGCTTCCGTCGCCACCCCACGCCGAATGGCCGTCGCACCTCCATGTGCGACGGCTTCCATAGGTCACACCACCTAGTGGCGGGCCAGGCCACCGGTGGCCTCCTGGGGCCAGATACACCAAGAGATTTATAGTGAGAAGCACATTATTCTGGCCATGCGTTGTTTTGTTTTTCTGGTTTGTCCTGTACGCATGTAAGAAAGCAGGACGGAGATAGTTGGATAAGGACTAGTTCTCGTTAATTGCACTTGCGGAGAACCACAACCCCCCACCACCAGGCTAGAAAGCGGTGGGAGATTGGTAATGCCCCGCAAAAGGGCCTAGAACAGCATTCCGATTTTCTTCTCTCGGGCCTCGGCCCTACAATCACGGCAAATCCGCTTACCGTTCCGGCCAGGCGGCGGCGCTGGTTTCGCAAAAACCCGGCCACAAAAATCACACTTCACACCAGTCTCGGCACGCGCCGGCCGAAAATCCCACCCATTGCTACTTCGTATCATCGGCATCATCGTCACCCCCAAACAATCGCTCTTGCTCCCACCGCTGAGCCTCCCCCGCGGCATCTTGTAAATACTCACGTAAGAACTCCCACCCGAACTGTTTTTCCCTGTGCTCTAGAGTCTCCCGAAGCTCGTTATCTAAATAGTCGATACCGTGCGCCTCGAAGGCAGTTTCTCGGGCAGCGAAAGCTACCATCTCGCACAAATCCTCAACAAAACAAATACGTGTAGGCTCCTGGGCAGCAGAGGCAATAGCACGAAGAGCTGCTTCTAGATAGGGCACAGAAGGCATTTTTGAAAACGCAGCTTCCCAATTCTCGCGGGCAATCTCTGCCCATTCTTGCCATTCTTGGCTATTCATGTTTCCTCCTCAAAACAGATAAAGTCAGCTACCCGTGGTGGGTAGCTGACTTGATTTTAAACCGATAAAACGCTGGGCAATTTCCGGCTTATCCCGAAAATCCCAACCAATAATCGCATATAACATGTCGTCTGCTTCGGCCCAGGAAGCATCTTCCTTGGCGGCCCCTTTAAGAGCTTTCAGAAGCGACTCCAAAAGACGAACAGCATCAATCCGCTGCTCGTGGTGGATTTTTTCCAAGACCACCGCCAAAGCACACTCAATATTAGGAATATTACTAGGCATCTTTAGCACCCCTACGGGCAGCAGCCAAACGCTCAATTTCCTTTCTATCAAAAACCATCGTTCGACGTTTACCCACTCGTGCGAATGGTCGCACGATATTTTTTTGCGCCAAGAGCTGAAAATTTGACCTTGATTGGCCTAAAATCTCTGCGGCTTCTGCGGTGCCGATGAGAGAGATATTGGACATGAGCCCAATATATAGTGCGATTTCCAGAAAATCTACCCCGTTTTTGGGCATGTGTCCAAAAACGGGGTAGGGCTATTGCCTGGATCGGTTAAAAAATCCTATAATTGGACCTATGAACAAACCCAGTCATATTCCCCATTTTGAGTTGAAGCATCGAGTAAAACTGGCTCGTGAATACGCCGGGTTTCAACAAAGCGACCTAGCCAAAGCAACCGGCCTAGCTCGAAGCACAATAGCCTATATCGAGGCCGGAGAAGGACGACCTAGGAAGGCTTCTATTGCGCTTATCGCTTTTGCTACAGGGGTCGAACGTCACTGGCTAGAGACTGGGGAAATCCCCAAAATTGAGAGCCAAATATCCTCATTCAGGTCTACATATAGCCCAATTGTAACGACTTTATAACAGGCAACGATATGGATAGCATGATTGAAGTTCTTTATCAATGGGAATCTGAACTAGCCGCGGCCGGCAGAGCACCGGCAACTATAATGTTACGGATATCACATATCCGTTGGCTTCTCTCTGATATACAAAAACCCCTTGATGAGATTACACGGAATGACCTTATCCAATGGCTTTCCACGCAAACTTGGGGGCCGGCAGCTAGGGAAAATATGTATTCTTCCCTACGCCTATTTTGGAAATGGTGTTTACGCCTACACTATTGCAGCGAAGATATCACTCTAGATTTACCTGCTATACGCAAGATTAGATCAGTTCCTCGGCCTATCCCTGATGAAATTCTGCTAGCTGCTATATCTAATGCTAAGCCAAACATTCGGCTTGCAATTGAGCTCATGGCCATGTGTGGGCTTCGAAGGGCGGAATGCGCAGCGGTAAATTCGAAAGACGTACAAGTGACTTCTGGCGGCTTCGCGCTTCGCGTAACAGGAAAAGGGGGGCATTCACGGCTAGTACCCTGTCCACCGCATCTAGCAAAAGCAATCCTTGCAGCGCATGGCTGGGTTTTTCCGGGGCGCTCTAGTGGCCATATGGTCCCAGCATGTCTAGGAAAGCACATCAGCAATGCGCTACCTCCAGGCTGGACGCCCCATAAGTTGCGCCACCGTTATGCTACGGTCACGTATCAGAAAAGTCATGATATCCGTGCTGTGCAAGAGCTTTTAGGCCATTCCTCGGTGGCGACTACTCAGGTTTATGTGGCTGTGTCGGAGGATGCGGTGAGGGCGGCGGCAGCAGCGGCGTGGGAGATTTCGGCCTAGGTCCGCATCAGTTATCAACGTGCGGTTATCCAGGTGAGGTTGCCTGCGTAGGTTGCGTTTTGGGCAAGCGGTGTCTCTTCTAATCGGATGATTTTTCCATCTGTAGTCAGTTTCACGATGATAGCCACGGGCCTACCATCATTGGTGACGCCTGTCAGTGTCGAGTAAAATACCCCCTTTGGGTGGATGTCTGGGTCCAAAATCTCGGGGAATGTCTCTGGTTGCTGTGTGAATGAACCGGTTTTGAATAGTACTGTCATCGTTGCGACTCTGCCTGCTTGATAGGATGCGCTGTGAGTCACGGGAAAGTTGTCATTGACTATGAAATCGCCGTAAGTTACGCGCAGAGCATTTGAAAGCCGGATAGCGTTATTGCGTTGCACAGTTGGATAGTTTTTGATTTCATCGCTGCCATCAGCATCCAAAATTATTACCCCTTGGTTATTTTTAGTAGCCATCTATGTGTCCTTCCATTTGGTTACAGTTTTGCCCCATGTGGTGCTAGCCATGGTGAATCGCCTAGAAAAATGGGGCAGCGGGGGAATTGGTGGCGGTGGTGGTGGTGGCGTGGGAGTGGTCGCGGTTCGGTTGCCCCAGGCGCAGTAAAAGTCGTGGGTCACATAGTTGGGATGAACAGTCAATGTGCCGCCGATGGGGTAGTAGTCTTGGATGGTTTGGCTAACACCCCAAATGTCCGCTGATAGTCTGTCACCATTGATTTTGATTTGCCTACCTGGGACTTCCCAGCATTCCCAGAGGTTAAGATCATTGATGATACCGGGGAGGCGGCGGGTGTCCACTCGCATTTTTCGGGGCCCACCAGGCTGGAGTAGCGCTACCGCTGCATGGCTTCTGGCCATGGTACTTATCCCCCCCGTATTAGGGCAATAAGGCGTATCCAAAATAATAGTATTGCCCTTATCGGTATCGCGGTGCCGGCGGATATCGTAGCCGGCCTTTTCTTCCTTTTCTTCGCCAAAAATCCCCCCGGCAGTATATAGGACCGTTGAGGGGGAGTTCGATTCATTGAAAAGATAGGTAGGGGAAAGATCAATAACCTTATCGGCTGGGAGCACCCACGGGGATCCTCCCGTGGGGTTATCTAGGCTATACAGGGTGGAAGCCAAGCGTTTCCAGTCAGGGCACCAGACCGGCCAGGCACCAGGATGCCACACTAACGATTCGGCTAGTTGTTTTACCGTAAGCGTCGCTTCTTTCGGCATCGCTAAATAGGCGTCATTTCCGTGATAGTATATGAAGTCTCCTAAATTATTTTTTGCCGCTTTATATCGCGCACCATAGTCCCGGTAAGTAGCGGAGTATTTCACCTGATTAGTGAATGCCACTGACCAGGTTGGGGATTCTGTGGCCTCGATCTGCAATGTATGACGATCATGCAGATTGGAATAGTCCTGGTAAAAGCCCTTTACCGTATCAATAAATCCTTGAAATATAACAATATTCGGGTTTTTTGACGAGATAATGATTTCCGAATTTACCCAGTGCAAAAGGGTATCAGACATAAATTTTTTTGGCAGCGAAATAGCCATAGACAATGTCCTATTGCTGGGCGGTTTGTAAAAATTCTCGCGCCCCCAATGAATACTTAAATTATCAAGTATAAATGCCAAATTATAATCATAATCCCAATCAGCATTAGTGACCTGAATCTTGATATTTTCCCCTATAGCCATATTTTTATCGCCTCATTTTCGCGTCGTATTCGTCGAGGATGCGGCGGATTTCGCGGCCGGTTTCCACGGAGTCGATCGGGCCATTGATGGTGATATGGAAGGTCACCTGGGTGGTGCCGCCTGGGCGGAGGTTGGAGAGGCGGAAGGTGCCGGCAGCGGAGAAACCGCCGGCAGCGGCATTGATTGAGGCCATGACGACGCCACCACCGCCACCGGCGGCGAAGAACCCGCCACCGCCGTCACCCCCGCCGATACCCCCAAGCCCACCAGCAGCGCTTAAGAAATCTGTGATCCACTCGAAAGCGGATTTGATCTTTTCGATGAGCCCTACGAACAGGTCTTTGAGCCACCCTAGGTGCTTTGAGACTTTCAAAACCGCATCGACCAGGCCTTTGGCTAGGCCAATGGCCAGCTTGGCGATGATACCGATAAGGGCGCTAGTGGCCGGCGCTATCGCCTCTAGCAGCTCTACGATGGGCGGCAACAGCGACGTTATTAGATCAGCCAGGGGCGGCAATAGTGGGGTGACTGCCTCAACCAGGCCGATGAAATACTGGGCTATCTGGAGAAGGATAGGCAGCACCGCCTGAATCACACGGATAAGCGCCGGCAACAGCGCTTCTGCCACCTTCATTATCGGCGGTACCAGCGGCAAGCAGGCTTCCACTAGCTGCATAAATAGCTTAGCCAATTCAGGTAGCAGGGGGGCTACTGCCTCTAGAATCTGGCCCAGGGCTGGGAACAAAAACTGTGCTATCTCCCCAATGACGGGGATCAACATGCGGCCGGTGTCGGCCAGGATACCGATAGCCTCGATGATCGTGGGGATCACTGGGGTGACTGCCTCTATGGCCATGCGGAGCATATCGCCGATGAGGCCGGCGATATCACCGACCAGTGGGGCGACAACGGACACGGCTTCGGCTAGGGCAGTGCCGATGAGGGCCACGACCTCAGCCAGGGGCCCTAGTAGTGGGGCGACTGCCACCACCAAATCGGCAATGGCTTGAGCTACCGGCCCAAACATGGGGGCCAGGATGTTCAGGGCTTCTACTAGGGCTTCACCCGCCACCTGGGCGATGGTGGAAAAAGGCCCAATTAAACCTTCGACCGCAACCCCTAAGGCACTGAAAACCCCACCAAGGGAGGGACCTAGGGCGATGCCCAGCTCAACGAAAAGATCAAGCAAAGGGCCTATCAAATTTGATAGGCCCTGTAGGGCCTGACTCATTCCCTCGATGAGCACGGTAGTGGCGCCGGTGGAAGCGTATTCGGTGAATTTTTCGCCTAGGGTGGCGAGTACCCCGCCGAACGCTTCACCGAACGTTGATGCGACACCATCGAGGCCAGTGCCGATAGACAGGACCCCCTCTAACAAGGTGTTCATGCCGGGGCCTAGGGCCTCGGTGAACTGACTTGAGGCCGCGATGAGTTTTTCCAGTTCGCCCTGGTTGTCGGCGATGGTCTCCACCATGCCACCCATGAGGGTGCCAACCGCCCCACCCAGGCCAGCAAGCGGCTCTTGCAGCTCCCCCATCAGCCCACCTAGGCGCTCGAACGGGCCCTCTAGGGCGCTAGCGAACTCGCCGGAAACGGCTTCCTTGAGCTCGTCGAACGGCTCGCTCAAGCCCTGGGCGGCTTCTTTGATACCATCAACACCCAGCATGACGGCACCTAGCGCAGGCCCAGCCACCGCGGCCAGGGCAGTGGCGCCGGCCGCCACCTGACCAATCGCCCCGCCAGCAATCGCCAAACCAGACGCGACGGAAGTGCTAATCGCTGTAAGTTTCGTGAACTCGGCACCAAAGTGGCCGACATCATCGGCGGCTTTTTTAAAGCCACCACCGGCAGCCTCACTGATGATACGCACCGATAGCACAGCCGTCTTAGCCACGGAAAGTTACTCCTTACTGTGCAACTCTTCTAGCACGTCAACCATGGTGAATAGCATCTGGTCGTCCTCTTGCAGCAGGACGCTGGGGGGAATGTGGGTCAGAACGCTGAGATAGGCAATGAACCGGTGGGCGGTTCCGTCTGGGTAGGGGTGGTATCACCACCCAGGAAATCCTTGGTGTCGATCGTGGCGTCATACACACTGTCGCACCAGCCTTCGAAAGTGCCTTCGAATTTTCCGGTTCGGGTGGCTGCCTTCCAAGAAAGGAAAGCAGCAGCACGCATGGGCGATTCTTGAATGCTTCCCCATTGCCGGGTTCGTGCGGTGTTCTCGTACGCCACTTGGTCAGCCAGGATGGTAGATACTGTAAATTTCTCGCCCTGAACTGGGTAAACAATGATTTTCACGGGGTTAAAACTTTCTGTCAAGTTTTCGGAGGATTTTTTCGATGTGCGCCTGGTAGGCGACTTGCCAGGCTTCTTCGGTTTTTTGGGCGGCCTCGCTAATCCATGGGTGCGGCTCGATGCCGCGGGCCGGCCAACCCCAGTGGATTGGCCCAGCGTAAGGCACGAGTTTTTTGCCGGCGCGCACGATGCCGGCACGAAGAGTCGCCCCCACGCGAATGGATTCTGTCAGTGCCAGGGTGCGTTTCGGTGCCATGGCCATGGCCACCGGAATAACAATCTGGGCGGCCGCCCTGTTAGCGTCTTTAAGCTCACCCATGTCACTACCGGCACGGCGGAGCTCGCAGCGGAGCTCACGCATGCCGTGGGCGCGACCTGCGACGCTGAAAAACCCAGAGTTATCCATTTTGCCTATTTATTCGGTGGGGTATACGTTGGGTGGCCAACGCATTTCCATTCAAAATCAGAAGTCGGTTTCTTACCGACCTCACCGCCTAAATCAATTGGCGTGATGACGACGCGGCCGGATACTTGCCCCTCGGCGGTGCTATCAGGCACGAACTGGAACGGCATATCTTTACCGCGGTTTTTCCACGACCAGTCGACAATACCGTCCTTTTGGAGCTCCTGACGTGCGGTAACAGACAGGGTAGCGGTAAATTTCCGCTCCCCCGCCTCGACGTTACCAGCCAAGAACAGTTCGTCATCTTCCTGGTCGACTGACCACGTGACCTTGGCGGATTTTGTCAGGGTGCTGATTTCGAGTTGGGAGCCGGTTTCCCCAAAGATCAGGGTGCCGGGACCCACGGTATACCCGGTTGCCATAGGTTTTCCTTTCTAAAAATCGTAGGTAAGCGTGAGCGCCGGCAGTACGGCGCCTTGGCCGGGGAGCTGCAGATTGGTAATATCGCATTTCGTGGGGGGCGGTAGCACGGCGCTGACCTGTTCCAGCATTTCGCACAGTTGTGCTAACGCACTGGTGCTACCCAAATCTCTTGCGACCAGCGTTACTTGGTATTTGCCCTCGATCACCTGGCCGGAAAGGTACTGGGCATCAATCTCGGAAACCATCACCCACGCCCCCGGCACAGGGATTTGGTCGGGCCGAAGCGTCGCTTGGATGCCGGCACGACGGAGCTTTTTGGCGATTTGCCCTAACTGCTTAGGGAGGTCCATTGGTCTCATGGTTGCCGCCTATCCGACTTGTGGCCTGGTCCAACCCCCCAGGCCAAGTAGTTGGGAAACATGTGGGTCGGACCTAGCGACGTGGGCGATGCCACCATCGCCGAACACCTCGACACCAGACGGGGTGTTTCGGCGCCGGTAGATGGTGGCGGCTAGCATGACGGCGCCTAGGTGGATAGCCGCCGACCAAGGACTTTCAGGGTGGAAACCACCGACCCAAGCATTCACGGCATCAACCGCGGGCTGTAGCTCGGCAAGGGTTTGGGGTGAGGCGTCACCTAGGTGGGCGGCCACCGCATCAGCACTGATCTCACCCATTAGGGGCCTACCGGCTTCTGAATGCTGACTTTGACTAGGCCATCTGGGCGGTTGAGGATACGGGCGGTGTAGCCGAAGCCGGCAATATCCCGGCCGCCTTTGGCGATGTTCTCGGCCTCGACACGGATAGGTGCACCGCCGCCAAGCTCGTAGAAAGTCGCGGCCTGCTTGCAGCCAACAATCATGGTCCCTTTTTCCACAAACTCAGAAGCGGTCCACGTGCTGGGATCACTCACCGGGGTCAGACTCATGTATTCCGGCATGTCCAGCCGTGTGAAACTCATGAGTGATTCGATATCATCAATGGACACCAAGACAAACGAGGCGGGGCATCGAACATTCTTTCGGATTTGCAGGGCGCCACGGGTAGCGGCACGCAAAGCGTCGGGGGCGGTGATAGCAGGTTGCTTTGCCGCTTCGGCCACTAGCCACGCCCCGGTATCTTTATCGGTCTCGATAGCATACGACTCGGCCATCGCAGCCCAGTAGGCGGCCAGCAGTTCGGTCTGTCCGAAGTCCCAGAAGCGGCGGTCAATGTCGTTACCGCCGGCCCAGTAGGTGGCATCCACGGTAACCTGTTCCACCTCGGCCTTGCTGGAATGGATAGGCTTTTTATCGCCCTCCCATTTCGCCATGGTTGGCTTGGTCTTCCACCGGTATCCAACAGCCTTCGGGCCTTTGAGCTCAGCGCTTGTTAGCAGATTGACAATTTCGCGGGTGTATGGTACGCCATCCCAGAGTTCGCCGACCCATTCGGGTTGGATACCGTCTAGCATGCCGGTTTGGGTGATGTCGACTAGTTCGGCGTAGACGCTATCGCGGGTGCGTCGGCCTACGGCGGCGTCGGCTAGGATTTGGATAGCATCGCTGAGTGCGGCCTTGGCGCGGGATTCGGTTTTGGCCCCACCGGTAGGGGTGACCAGGCCCCGCATGGTGCCGGCTTGGGCAGTGGTTTCTTCTTGCTTCTCCTCTTTTTGGGAAGCGTCCTGGGCGGTCACTTTTTCCACACGGGCGTTCGAAAAAGCAGGGAACGGCACCATGGCCACACCGGTCAAAACGCTTCGCCGGACATTGCGGCCGCCACCCTCACGGATAATGCCTTTAGCCTCGATGCTGAATGAGTCAACAATATGCTCACGGGCACTGGCTAGAACTTTGTCGCCGGCGGGGCCGGAGCCGATAGTAAACTCGGCAAATAGGCCTTCTTTTCGGGCTTCGCAGTGGGTCATGACACCCACGGGGGTGCAGGTACCGTCTGGGGCAGCATGGCCATCGAGCAGCTTCACCCGGCTAATATCAGACGGCACGGTGATCGAATCAGCATTAGTGAACACCAACTCGCCGGCGGTGGTGTTACCGGCATCCCCAAAGGGGAGAATGCAGCCACTAATTTTCCGTTCGGTGGCGGAAGCGTGGGCGATTTGAAGATTACTAGCGGGCTCGACGGCGGTCATGGCTGCATCATCGGCGGCTTGTAGTTGTTCATCCATGGGTGTTTGTGTCTTCCTTTTTTGTCACTGTGACGTCCTGGTCAGGGGTGGTTGGTTGGGGTGGTGCACCTAGCCAGGTGTTTATTTTTTTGTCGATTTGTGGTATGGCCAGGATTCGCTGGATAGCGGCTACGACGGCTAGGGTGGATACCACCGCCGGTATGGTCTCTATGCCGGCGGCTTTCGCTATTTCAGGCAGCAGAGGCATCAGGCCAAGAGCTGTAATGGCGGTGGTTTTGACTGTTTTGCGCCATTGGTGATTCACTGCTCTTCTCCTTCCTTCGCTGTATCGTGCGTGCGCTAGCTACTATCCAGGCGGCTAGGATCATGGTCACCAGCACTACGCCCGAAATCAAACCTGCTACATAGATGAGCGCCATGGTCACCACTTCATCGTGTCCTTGGTGTTTGGCACGCCTTGTTTCTCGGCAATAGCCGCTATGGTGTCGGTGAGGGTTCGGCCGCCGGTTTGTGGCCACCCGGGGTAGCCGCTACCAGGCCCACAGAGTTGGTCGCGGATAGTGCGGCAGAGGTCGCGGGTTTCGATGAGTAGTTGCCGGTCGGATTCAGTCACAGTGGTGTCTTTCTGGCTGGTGGCGTTGGTGGCCATGGCGAAATAATGATCCCGGGCCGCAGCCATGTAGCGGTCCCGTAGAGCGCCACTGAGCTGATACGGACACGAGGTTTGGGAAAAATAGCTGTGTGGGAAAACATTGGATTCCCAGATAGGCATACCCAGGTCGTAGGCGTGGCAGAGAGCGGCAACGAGGTGCGCCCCGTTGTCGATGGTTTCGCTGCTGATAGGCCAACTGGCGGCGGCACCGGCGGTGTTGGCGTGCTCGATACCGATTGATGCGGCGTTGGCGTTAGCGTTGCCAGCATGCCACGCTACATCCCAGTCGTTGACGAGTTGGCCGATGGTGCCGTCGGTTTCTACCTGGTAGTGGGCGGAGGCTTCGCGGTCTTGCCAGATGCGGTAGCAATCCTCGGTGCTGAGGTCAATGCCGGCGTTATGATGGATCACTAGAAACTCAATCGGCCCCGGCCTACCAGGTGAAAAATGCTTATTCATCAGGCAGTATTTGTCGGGCTCTAAATCATGCCAGTTTTTCATTGTGTGCGTTTGTTTCCTTGTTCGTCGTCGGGGCCGGAATACCTGTCGTCGGGGATACTCACCAGGTCGGAGGTGTCGAAAGCAATACTGTAACCAGGGGGCACGACGTCGTCTTGGCCTAGGCGGGCGGCAATCGGGCCCATGAAACTATCAAGGCAGTAATCGAGCAGTTCGGCGTTTCTAGCATCCACATTGGAGTAGCGCATAGTGCCATCTGAGGTGCTAGCGTCCAAAACGATCGAGGGAATGCCAGTGAGCTGTGCTAGTTGTACCGCTTGGGACTGAACGCCTTCGACCAGCAGTTTGCTGTCGTAGGTGCCGTGGGTTTTTACTTCTACACTCTGGTTGGTAAACGACACTGCCCCGTTGGGGTTCTGGCGTGCACTGATCCAGCCGTCTATGAGGGCGTTTTTCTCGGCATCACTGAGCGGTGCCCCACCTACCTGTTTGATTTCCGTGTGCGGAATCGGGATACGCACAGCCCTGTCTAGCCCCTTGGCAAGGTTGACCCCGGTGAGCAACGCATCAGGGTACTTCAGGATTCCCTCGTCAATACCGGGGATCAGGATTACCTCGGCCGGGTCAACAATTAATCCTTGGTAGGTGACCTGTCCCTCAGGGGTCAGTTGCCAGTCTTCCATGGGTACTCGGTCGGCGGCCACAATGGCACCGCTGGTGTCGCGCTGTACTGCCCACAAGCTCCACCCGTAGAAAAGTAGATCATCGACGGTCCAGACCATGCGGTGATACGGGGATATCGGCCCATTACTTGCGCTCATCCACGGCAGTTCCTCCCCCGTGTCTTCATTTCCCTTCTGGAGTACCAGGGGGGATTTCGCCACCGCGGAACAAATGACACGGCGTGCTTTGGCAATGGTGGGCAACGACATAGCTTCGCGGCGGGTGATACGGATAACCGTGGGGTCTGGCACCACGATTGAGCGGAGGATATCGCTAGGGGACCAAGGGGACGCCGGCGTGAGCGCCGCCGCCTGAGCCGGCAACGCCAACGCCTTCCGAAGATTGGTAACTATCCCCATAGGGGATAGTCTGGCCCCTCACCACAACATGGGCACGAATCCCCAGCTAAAACATGTTGTTTCTCATGTTTCTTCGTGCCCTTCCGGCAGCGCGGTAGTCACCATGCGCTTTCAGGTGAATTGCTTGCAGATACCAAGCTTGCCTCTTGGTAGTGGCGATAGCGCGCCATTCACACAGCGGGCATGTCACCACCGCACCGGTGTAGTCGGACCAGTCAATTGTGCTATCAACCATTATTTACTCCAGATCAGGGGGGCCGGCATCTCGGCCTCGGGTGGCGCCGACCAGCGGCGCAGTGCCAACACGGCGGCCTCTAAGCGGGGTATAGTCGTGGCGCCTTTGGTGCGGCTTAGGGCGCGACCACGATCGGCGATGTGCCGGATACTCATGCCGCTGATCTCGGCACGGAGGTCAGGGTCGGCGCGGAGTAGAATGCTTTGGTTGCGCACGCCGGAAAGCAGGGTCTCAGTGCCGATGGTTTGGTCGTCGATAGTGGCATGCAAGATACGATCCCGGTGGGTGACGGATAATTCTTCGGCTAGGGAGGCGGCCGGCCCCTTCGGGTCGATCGTGATGGTCTTCACGTGGTCGGTGGCCAGTAGCCGGCCGATAAAATCCGGTGCCCAGCTCACCCCAGGCCTGGCGTCGATGACCTCAATGGCCGGCAAACCGTCGATAGTGCCGCATGCGACAACCGCGGCATCTTTGCGTTCCCACCCGACAGCAATACCAATATCCACGAGGCCAGGATCAAGTGGCTTCGTGGTCTCTATCGCGTCTAGTTGCCCCGCGGTGACGATCTCCATTTTCGTAGTCGTACGCCGGTTGCCGTAAGCCCTGGCAAATTCGCTAAGCGGCATGGTGGCGAACATTTTTTCCAGCGTTTCCATGGTGAGGCCCTCACCCGCGGCCGGGTGACGCCGATAGACCAAATCCAGGTCAGTAGGGTCTTCGCCCTCACGCAAGCCATAGTCGGCGATAACCACGGAAGGGCTGGGATTCGCCCTGGCCTCATCGACTATTGCATGCCAGTAGGTCGATTCCCCGTCGCCCTCGGTGCTGGTACGGAGAATCAGCACGCCAGGCCAGATGCTGTAGCGGGTGGTCGTGGCCGGCATCTGCGCCTGATCCAGCGCGCGCCCTTCTAGCTCACTACGGGCCCAGTCTTCGTCATCGTGCAGGTAGTCAGCTTGTTTGCCGTGAATGTACTGAGCGGTGGGCGGCATCGGCCGGAACTGACTATCCGTGGCCGGCACAACCAACCGGGTGTCGCCGGCACCGTACTTGACCTTGGCCACCGACTGTAGGTAGCGGTCGGCAGGCGTGGCGACCTCTTGTATCCAGTGGTCCCTGGCCGCCTGGCCAGTCTGGGCGGTATACCAGCACCTAGCGCCTGGCTGTATCAAGGTGCGGTGCAGGCCGATGACGCAGCCGTTTTCGGTTTTCCCCGCCTGGCGGGGCACCCCTACAATCCCCAGGGAGTGCGCTAGCCGGCCAGTAACCGGGTCGATCTCTAGCAAAACATCGTTGAGTTTGGATTGCCACCGCTTCCTAGGCCGGCCGATAAAATCCCCTAGCTTGGCGACCGCCGGCCCCAACGTTTCCCTAGACAGGTCACGCTTCGTGTGATATCGGGGTTCAGCTAGCGGTGGGAGTGGCGAGGTCACGGAGCAGCTCGCTGATGTTGTCGTTGGTCTCGGCAGCACGGGACTCAGGCGTCATATGCGCCTCACGCAAAGCCTCGGTGAGGGCCGGAATCAATTTTGCCGGACCGTAGGGCTTGTTTTCTTTCTCGAAGGCGTCAAGGGCCCAGGCACCGGCACGAAGCGTGGTCAGTAGGGCACGGTCTACGTCGTCAACAATGTGTTGTTCAGCGGCGGCAGCGATAGCGGCGTCGGTGGCGTCGGAGTGCCGGCCACGGAGCACGCAGTCTGGCTTGGCGAAGGCGACGCCTTCGAACAGGTCGGT